ACATTATTGTCTGTATCTACTGATGCCCACATAATTTTTATTTTACCTCAAATTAATTATTTTACCTAGCTGTTGTTGGTATACCTGTTGATGTTACGAATGGATGTTCTGCAAATGCCATGTAGATGTATGTACTACCACTACCATTACTTTGTGAAACTGTATCTCGTAATTTAAAACCATTGCTTAAAAAATCAAGACCATAAGTTGATTCTGTTTGTTCTGCATTAGCTAAATTAGGAAATAATCTTGACTCCATTTCATTAAAAGTATTTCTTTTGTTATCCATAATTATCCAGTTGCTTGTAGTATTAGTTCTTTTTAAAATAACAAAAGCAGGTTTAAAGCCTGTATAAACAAAAGTACCATTTGTACTTCCATTACCGACATACTTGCCAAACTTGCTGAAGCCTTGTTTAGATGCAAAGCAGTAGGCTACATATTCTCCACCACTTATATTGAAATCAGTTGAAGTTCCTATTGAATATACTGATGTAGTAGGCTCAGTAGTTGTCCAAGTTGCAGCAGGATTAGATACAGCAGCACTGGTTAAGTTCAAGTTTAAGTATGAAGTTCCAGTAGAAACATGTCTAACATACCAGCTTATTGCTCCGTTCCTTTTCTTTAACAAAATTACATCAGGTTTTGCACCAAGACCATGCCCAATTGTTGCTGCTGAACCTGCTGTTGTATAAGTAACAATGCTAAATCCTGCATCTTGATTAACTTGAACTGTAGAAGTTATAGAACCATCCGTATTGCTTGAGGTCGTACCACCATTGGCTTTCCATTGCCAAGCTACAAGCTCATTTTCATTAACTGCTGCTGCTGAATTTACACCAAAACCATTCGTATTAAAAGTTACTAGTCCATTAGCGACTGTTGTTTCTGCATTTGTAAGGTCAGAAAAAAGAGCTTTTGTTGTTCCTCTTGAACTATCATATAATTGATGTGAATACGCTACAGTTCTATTTTTTATCCAAACCCAATCAGGCTGTAAGTCAGAGTTACCATCGTTGGTTACGAATTGTACTCCACTATTACCTGTATAGGTCTTAGTCTGAAAATATGCAGATGGGTCGTCTATATTTGTATAAGGCATTATCCGTACTCCGCTAAGTTTTTAGTGCATAAGGCGTAGTAGCCTGAGGGGGGTGCATAAACAAATGAACCATATCCATTTGCGTCTGTATTTGTATGAGTGTTACTCATAGTTGTATAACCACCAAAGTTAGTTTGATATGTATGAGTTCCAAAAGAATACACATAAGGTATAAAAAGTTCTCCTGAAAGATCAGTTTGACCTGCTAATAAATTACCTTGTGAGGAATTGTTTACATAGCAAGTAAGTGTCCAGTTATCCGCATCATAAGCAAAACCTATAATATCATTGGTTGCCCAAGCCGCTCCATAACTTGATACAGCTGATCCATTTACATACCTATCACCATCATAGTGATAAACAAAATTACCTGTTGTGTCATAGAAAAAAAGTGTAGTTTGATTTGATGCTATTCCTGCTCCTGATACAAGCGTATTACCATTTACAGTAGGTTTTATTTCCCAATACCATTTACCCGATGTAACACCCATAGTAGCTGGTGAATATCTATAAGCATTAACATTATTACCTATTTCTGTTGCACCTTCTGACATTAAAGGCATCCTATCAGTACCCCAAATAACATTCTGTGTAGCAAAATTATTAGTAGGTGTGTCAGTTGCTTGGTCTGCGGATGTGATGTTGTTTAAGGTGAAGTCTGTACCACCGCTTGCATCGTTGCCTAAGTTAGCAGCATCTTCAAAGTCTAAATAGAAGCCATTAGTGCCTGATGCTACACCATCTACATCTTTGGGAATCCAAATTCCTGTATCATCATCGTATTCACCAAACTCTGTAGGTGCAGATGCTGTCCCATCTTGATAACAAATTTCTGCCATATAACCACTAAAATATGAACCACCATCTATACTGTTATAACCTATAACTTGTTTTTGAAAATTAATACCATGAACAAAATTTTGGTCTGGGTTGTTTCTTGTGCTAAAAGATGTTTCTTCAACACCATTTATATACATACGAGTCCTATTATCGGCTGTTCCTGATGTTGTATCAAAAACTATAACTATATGATACCAAGCAGAAGTATCACGAAATACTCTGTTTGTATTAAGCCAAACAGTGTTTCCTCCCATAACTCGTAAAGTATCATCAGACTGAAATCTAGCAAAAGTTCTGCCATTATCATTATCAGTATTTCCATATGTAAATAAATATTGAGCAGCCCCTAATTCAGTTCTTTTTATCCACATACTTGTTGTGGCAGTTGTTCTACTTCCTCCAGTAGATACATTTCTTTGTAGTTCCTCAGAATTATCAGCTTCAAACTTCAAAGAGTTATCAATATCAAATCCAGTAGATATGCTTCCTCTGTTTGCTGTACGCTGTAGCGTTTCCATTAGCTGTCCTCAGGATTAGGTAATATCAATCCTAAAAAAATCCAAAAAAATAATATTATTTCTAACATTAGGTTTGTGCTAGGTTTTGAACTCTACCAATTTCCTGCCAAACTGAGCCATTGTATCTAAAGCTGAAGATGTCAGTCTTGTTGGCTGTGGCTGTTACAGTGGGTGCAGTTGATGCTGCAAATTCAAAGACTGTGTTCCAAGCCACTGTGTAAGCTGTGCCACCTTGTGCTATCTCTACAGAAATAATTGCACCTTCTACAGCATTAGTTGGTGCTGAAAAAGTAGTGTTTTCTGTGGTTGAGTAAAAAGCATTTGCTGCTGCTTGTGCATCCCAAGCTACCGCATTAGAGCTTGAGGTGATTGCAACTTGGCTAATATTAGCTGAAGTAGAAGCTGTAACTTTTTTAGGCATAGTGACAAATTGGTTTTCATCTACGGATATAGCAGGAGTTGTACCTACTGTTGATCCTAAACCAATAACCAAATCATCAGCACTATCATCAAGACCTACATAATAATCTTGAGCATTACCGTCAAATACTATTTTAGTATCTTCGGCTGTTGCATCGCCTATAGTAAGTGTTGGTCCTTGTAAAGTTAAAGAATCAGCTACACTCAAATCTGTTAAAGCATCAACAACAGCTGCTCCTGCACCTGCTCCATCTGTATAAATAATTTTTACTCCACCATTAGGTACAGTTACATTTGCTCCTGAGCCTTGAGAGATGTTGATTGATTGAGAGCCAGTTGTAGCGTTCTCAATAATCCAAACTTTTGATACGGTATTAGGAGCTATCGTAAGCGTTCTTGTTGCAGTTAAAGATACGCCTGAAGTAACTTTTAAATATAAAGCTCTTGCAGGATCAGCACTTCCGTCAGCAATAGTGGTTGTAGCGTCTGCGTCAGAACCAAAAGATGCTTCAGTTGAATAGCCAAGAGCTTCACCAATAAGTTCTAAATTAGTGTTGGTACTTGTTCCCCAAGTTCCTGACTCATCGCCTGTAGCGATTTCTTTAAGTCTTAAGTTGTTTACGTAGGTTGCCATAATTTGTTCCTATAGTTTATATAATAAATCAAAAAGAGAAAAGTTTATACCTTTATTATGCTGCTATTTCTCTCCAGTTGGGTGTTTGACTGTCGTCTACTAGCCCCCAAACGTTTAAATTGGACACTAGACCTGTAGCCGATACACCTGTTAGTGTAAAGTTGCACGCACCACTTACCGTTGGATTTACAAACGGATCTGATGCTCTTAAATTAGCAAATCCAGGTGCAGCGAACCTATTATCGGTTATGGTACTTAGAGTTCCTGTAGAGCCTGTTGCTGCTACACCTGTTGTAATAATAACGGTGGCTTCTGCATCAACCAATACTGAAACATTGCCTAAAGTAGCGTTTACGCCGTCTAATGAAACATCTGCACCAGCTACTGGAGTAACTGTACCTAAAGCAGAAGTACCTTCTAGACCTGTAACAGATATATTTGCTGCACCAGTAACACTAGTTAAAGTGCCTAATGCTGAAGTTAAACCTAGTCCAGCTGTGTCTACATTAGCATCTGCGTTGATAACTACCGATACATCCCCTAAAATGGCGTTAACACCACCAACGGCAGCGACAGCAGTGGCATTTACACCCACACCGCCAACTTGTCCTGTACCTTCTTGTCCTGTAGGGGTGAGGTTTGCTGTACCAGTTATACTGGTGAGCGTTCCTAAATTAGAGGTAAGTTCAAGACCTGTGAGTGTAGTCGAGACTGAAGTTCCGCCCCAAATGTCGGAACCCCAAGTACCTCTACCCCATCCTGTTGCCATTTGAGGCTATATTTAAGCTATTCTAATGATAGCTGTGCTTGATGCTGCTGCTGGAAAAACAATAGTAAAATCACCAGCAGTAGATGTTTTATCTCCACCGAAATCAATAGCAGCAACTGAAGGATCTCCAGCTTCTGTATCATTATAGATTAAACAACCTCTAGCAGTAATTGTAGCTGTACCAAAAGTTAAATCAGCAAAGTCTGTAAAAGCAGTAGTACCACTAGAAGTAGGAGTTACGTTAGTTAAAGTTCCTCCACCTGCTGTGTAGTTAGTACCTGATGCTTCATTAGTAACTGTGTATGCTGTAGTAGTAGCACCTAAAGTTGCTGAACTTGTGTATAAAGCTAGTTTAAAGCTGTCGCCTGTTGAATTGGTAAAATCATGTGTACCAGTCAACAGCTCAGTTTTAAAGCTAGTTGTTAGTGTTGATGTAATTGCCATTTAAAGCTCCTTTAAAATTTTAGCTAAATCTTCATGTCCTTGCGATCTTAGTAAGTTTGCCATTGTGCAACGCTCACTATTGATTGCCTGCTTTATATGATAAAGTATTGTGTTATAAATAGCTACTCTAAAAGCTTCTGCTTGTTGTCTTATATGGGGAGCAGCATTTTCACTTATACCCAATATTCTATCTGTTAACCTTTCTGCCCACCACTCAGGAGAATGACCTTTATTAGTCTCGGTTTGTACGCTTATAGCACCTAAATTTGATTTTACTAAGTCGTCTAACATATTAATACCTTTTTGCTTCTGGAGGTGTGTCAAGGACAGTTCTTATTTCTGTGATATTTTTTAAATTTTTTTCATATTGTTTTTTGTCAAACTCGCTGGCTGTCATAGGTGTAAAATTATGATCTTTATCTATATCAATAACGATAGGATCATCAAGTCTATGATAACCATAAAGTTTTTCATTCAGCGGTAAGTCTGTGTCAAGTAGACTGGACTGTGGTGCTACTCCTACACTAATACCTATATCATTACATTTAGCTATCCAATACTCACAACATGCTCTACCTTGTTCCGCAAAGTGAACGTTACCTTTGTAACTAAAGTCGACACCAAATAAATTTATTTGTCCTACACGTTGATAAAAAGCATAAGCAATAGCAAAAGCTACAGTGTTATTAAGATACGCACATTTAGCATCATTAATAACTTCGTATAGTGGATATTCTATAACACTAGGAGCTCTTTCGTCTAACTCACAAGAATAAATAGGTGTGGTAGTTTTAGGCAACCATTTACGCATAATCCCTGTTTGTGTGCCTGCGTCTTCTGTATCTAAAAATCTACTTACGGGATCTAACATAAATACTTTATCGCATTTAGTAATAGCCCCCATACAATTTATACCCCAGACTTCGTCATATTCTTTACTGTGTGCTAAAGATAAATGAAAATCTACTTGACTTCGTCCGATAGCAACTATGGCAATGTTACTGCCATTTAATTTTTCTTCTCTCACGCTTGTGGTTCTCTCCGTATCTCGTCGTACCTATATTGGTCTCTAGTTGATTTAGCCTCACCAAGATTTTTCAATCCTAATAAAGCCTCTTGAAACTTAGATTCATAAACTGGTATTGATTCATAACTTTTGAGATACGTAGATGCTTCGACTAAACTACCGTATAACATAGCATTAGGAGCATTTTCTGACAGCCATGTAGTACCGCTGTCGCCTGCAGACGTTAATGAATTAGGTCTGTAATAATAGTGCAGCTCTGTGGAATAATCAGAGTCTGGGGATGGAGCTATAATGAATGTGTCTTCATCAAACTCCGCATAGTATTTAGGTAGTCCTGTAGTTGTAGGGTTAGGACTAAAATCCCTTATAAAAGAAACTTGTTTAAGTAATAGATAAGAATAATTACCACTTCCGTCGATAACAGCTAAACTGAACGGTGCTAAAAAATCACTTGGAGAACCTAAATAAGGACTAGAAGTAGTCATATCGCCAACTACGTTCTTTCTAAAGTCGTCTAACTGTACATTTTTTAGTATACGTTCTTCTGTGGTTTCTATAAAATTGTCTAAATTGGAAACTAAACTGCTTTCAGTAGATTCCATATAGTCTTGTATAGCTGTTTTTAATGTAGCGTAAGTCCAACTCATGATGTTGTTACCGTTATTGTTCCTAGTGTACTCGTAGCTGTATCCACTAAATACATTGAACCTATTGTATCACTATTTTGTGCCCACATGATAGGGGAAGTTACTCCATTACTATCTTTAGGGTTGCCTACTATAACATAACCTTGTCCTGTGGTCGGTGCTGAAATAGTTGGTCTTGGTTGATATAAAGCTTCAGGGTCAGCTATATTATGTGGTGGGTCTAGTTGTGGATGTTTAGGTTCGTAACACTCACCACAAACTTTAAAACCAGTCCATTCTTTTCTTAATTCTAAATACGGATAGTCAAAACCACATCGGTCGCAAATAGCTCTAGAAAATTTGCCTTGAGCATAAGCCATTAATAAAATCTCCTAGCAGGGGTCAACATTAGTGATGCCCTATTTCTATCCTCGTCTGCTGCTAATCTAAAATCTTGTTCGTATTGTTGTTTTAAAAGACCTGCTTTCTGAGGATTCTTTTTTAAAGCTATGTAGTAAGCTAGTCCACTAACCATACAAGGCATAAACCTTGAAGGCACTTCTGGGTCTTCAGCAGAAGTATTTACGTCATCAATACGTTGTATTCTGTAAGAAACTAATTGATAATTATTTGTGTCTGGTGTTGGCCATAGATTAACTATGGGGGTTATTTGTCTATCTACAAAATATTGTGTAGGTCTTGCTTGAGTAGTTTTAGTAGGAATATTTAAAAATTCTTGTCTACCTATTCTGTCTATCTCAATGTCAAGCACTGGGCTTTTGCTAGTGTCTCGTATAACTGCAGACAATATATCTATATCGTAGGAGTTTAAATTATAACTAGCTGTGCCTTGAGTTAAATCTAGAGCTACTTCCTCTATAGTCCAAAGATTTACTCCTCTGTTTGCCCAATCAGCAAACATAATATTTAAAGAACGCCTAGCAGTTCTAGCATCGTACCCTGTACGTTGTTCTAGTCCTGCTAGTTCGTATGCTTCTTCTATAGTGTCTGCTATATTTAAAGCAAAAGTTTTAGTTCCTGAGTAAGCCATTAAAATTCTTTAAACACATGTATAACTATAACATAAGTGTCGCCACTAGAAGCACTTCCAGTAGTTAATTTTATGTCGCCAGTTTTACCTGTACCTGATGTATTACGCAAACCACCATATTCTGAAAAGTCTTCAGCGTCAGAAAAGTTTGCAGGTATGTCATAACAAATAGTATCAACGGTGGCGTCCCATAAAAGTTTTACGCTCATACCATTAGTTGAATAAATTATTTTTGCAAGACGACATCCTGTACAAGGTGCTCCATCACCCACTCGTGGTGCTAAAGCACTTACATCTATTTTAGTGACAGCTGACTCGCCTGTGCCATCAGACGTGTTGGTCAGCTGAATAACAGCTGACCTATCGCCATCTGACAGAGTTGTTGAAGTTACTGCATCTGCCATAGTTGTCTCCTAAAAATTAAGAACCTGAGAATGGTGTTACTAAAACGCCTGAACCTAAAAGGATCCCTTCTACAACGTATTTAGCAGTATCAGCAGCATGTACTTTAATTACACTTCCTGCTAGACCACCTTGAGTTGTACCATTCAAAGTGATGATATCATTAGCAGCACCTGAAATAAAAGTTTTACCTGTTGCGTCATCTACACCTGTATATAAACCACCAACAAACTTGTCTGTGCCATCAGTAACAATAGTCATAGCAGTTGCTGCTGTAATAACTAAAAATGTAAAAGTAGCACCTAAGTTGTTAGCTTGGTTTGGGTCTGTAGGATCGCTTGGTACAGTTGAAACAATTGAAGGTAAAGTAAATGCACCGTCTGCATCATTACACAATAAAAGTTTTCCTGCGTGATCGTCTACTGTTAAGGTTGTATTCGCTGTTAAACTAACAACTGAATTTGTACCTGCTGAAATAAATCCTGCCAATGATTTGACTGGACCTGAAAAAGTTGATTTAGCCATTATTGTCTCCTAACTAAATATGTTGCCCCATCTTGGAGTAAGTCTGCCGAGTCAGTTGGTGCAACGAGTTACCTCGGTTTAGTTTATTGTAAAGTAGGAAGGGTAAAAAAGAAAGGGGAACTATATAGTTCCCCTTAATGGTGTATTTAAACACCCACCCCGAAAGGATTAAGCTCCTGGTGAACCATACATTCCACGCCAGTCACTAAAGCCGAAAGAATATCTTTCTCTTGCTTTGTATCTAACGTTTCCTGTTTCGAAGTCACCTTCCATGCCAGTTGACATAGGTGATCTTACGAAATGCTTCATACCATTAGGAGCGTCAGTCTTGATGAAGAATGCATCAGTATCTGTTAGATAATGGTTAACAACGTAACCTTCTGGGAACATTCCCATGTTTTTCATTGCGTTGATATCATTATCTGAAGTTGATACTCTTCCTGGAGATTGAAGAATCCTCTCAGCCACAAATTGTAGTTGAGGTGGAACGATTAATTTTCTAGCCTGAACATTAATCTTGATTCCTCTTTCGTCTTTAAATTGAGAAATATCAATTAAAGCATTTTCCAATGAAGTTTCATTCAAGTCTGCTGCAGTTGTCGGTTCATTTGCCTGATCACCACCAGTTAATGTTGGGTGATTAGTTGCAAATAGCTCTTTACCGTCGCCTCCTGGGAAGCTTGAGTTAAAGCCATTATTAAGAACGTTTGCTGCTTTTACCTGTTTAGTGTTAGCCATTGAACGTGCTAAAGCTCTAGTATATCTAGAAGATAGGCTATCGTAGAGGTTATCTTCGATTGCTTCTTCTGTCAATGAGAAAGCTAAAGCGACAGTTTCATGGGTGTAACGAGATGTGAAAGTTTCTTGAGCTGTGTCATAACTAACTGAAGCACCTTCTCCTTTTACTGGAGCTTGTGCAAAGCCAGCCAACATTACTTCCTCTTCGAAAGCTCTGTCAGAATTTTCAGTGTCAAAAATTTCAGCATGCTCGTTTTCGTAACGATCGTACTCTAGACCAAAAAGTGCATTTAGTCCTGGTTCGAGTTCTTTTACTAATTGAGCTCTATTAATTGCCATCTATATCACCTTTTAGTTATTGCCGAACTCAGAAGTTGGGAAAATTACATACATTCTAGCGTATTGACCAATTGAATTATCAGGTCTGTCAACAAACCCAACAACTTTGGCTATGCCACTAGTTGTAGTTGTAGTTACCCCTTCTTTTGAACGGAGGTTGTTATCATCACCTGCAGTTGTAGAAATCGTGAATGTTCCACCAACACTGGCTTGAGTAGGAGTCCCAGTAGACTGAGCCTCATAAACAATGTCAGGATCGGTATATACATACGCTTTCGCATCTGCAGAACCTAAAGTAGCAGTCGTGCTTGACCATTTTCTGGACCAAACAGGAGTGCCGTCTGTTGCTGTGTATTGTACACCGTAGAACACACCTAGAGGTGCATCAGTAGCACCACCTTGAAGAACGTAACCACTAGAAAGTTTTACTACATCACCTGAAAAAATATCGCCTGTAGCTCCACTTTGAATTGCGAACTCTGATGGTCTAATTGTGCCTCCACTTATGTGGTACGCTGGTGTAAATCCATTTGGATCATTTACATTAGCCATTATTAACTCCTATGTTAATATTAAGTTATAAATTAGTTCTAAAGATTATCCTTTAGAACCACCGCTTCCAAAAG